TGTGTCACCTTATACATGCGCAATGACATGAGGGCTGTTGATTAATAGCAAGACCGTGGCGCTTGGGTTAAGAGGTGCGAGGCTGGGCGTGTGTGTGTGCTGACCCTTTATCTTTGAGGTAATGAGTGCAGTTATAATGTCAGGGATGCAGGGGATGAAGGGGATGCGAGGGGCTAGAGTCTAAGTGTTACGCTATACGGTAGAAGGTGACTGACATGAGTGGATCTGTTTAATTGACTAGACCCGCGCCCTTTGGATCTGGCAGGTTAACAGTTGGCTTGTGTTCTATTGCAGGTGCATCTTGTTTGATGACAGTCATCAGGTGTTCAAGCTCTACCTGCAACTCTGCATCTGAACGCCTGTTGGTTACATCCTCAACCTTGTGCGTTGTTTGGTAGCCCGTGCGATCCAGTATTGAATTGATTGCGCCAAGCTGAACGCTGGCAGGTGTTTTATCATCCACAAGCAAGCGCCGTAGTTTCTCAATTGCCATTGGTACAGTTGCGCCCATTAACTTGCGCGTTGCCGTGTCAATCTCTGCGCTTAAAGATTGTTTGAGATTGTAGCCCTGCTGTTCGGCAGTGGTTGGAGAATAGCCAGCGGTAATAGCTGACTGAGTTGCGTTACCTGTCTGACTAAAGTTCGTGACAAAAGCAGATTGTTTATCTGTAAGGGTTTTCTGATACATTTGCTCATTTTAACCTACATGTTTCAAACCGTCAAAGTGTTTCTATATATAAGGTAAAAGGTATTTTAAAAGTATTTCTTGCGTAGATCCTGCAAGCATGTATAATTAACGCAAGTTAACAATAATGTTGACTGTATAAGGAGTACGCAAAATGAAAGCACATTATCAGATAGCCAAGTACGCTATTAAGACAATGGGATATTCTATCTCTGTTGACGATGGCGATCCAGACGGTGAGTTCGTCTTGGAACGCTCAACAAACATCAAGGCAATCGTGGAAGCTTGCGAGGGCGTAGATGAAAGTCATATGTTTTTCTTTGACAAGGATGGAGCAAAACAGTCATGGGCGTTTATCGTGCTGGGCAATGATGGCGGGGATGAAGTTAGTGACTACGGAGTTATTGACTGGATTGACGCTTTTTTTAACACACCAATTATGTCGGAGTCTTATCATGGATAAAGCACTAGAATTGTTGTCTGCAATCACTGGCACAGTTTTCATTCTTGTCGCGCTTTACTACTTAGCGCCTCAAGGAATGTATTTATATCTTGGAATGTTAATCGTGGGCGTTCAACTCGTTGGGATGGCCTTTAGATCCGCTTTTAAATCTCGCAACCGTTATGACCTTTAAGGGGGCAATGAAAATGAAAACTTGGGAAATGGAAACACCGCAAGGCGATCACGTTAGATTGTCTTGGAATGAGTCGGCAACGTTTAACCTTCAAACTGGAATAGGGGGGCAATGGGTCGATTACCATTGCTTTACTGTTTACGGAATTGATAGCGCGTTAGAAGCCTTGTCTGTTGGTTATGACGCAATGATAGAACTAGAGGGAGAAACAACATGAAACTTAAAAACCTAGCATCTAACATGGTGCAAACTTCTTTTGATAGCGGGTTAGAAATCCTGTTTTCATATGATACACCCGTTGCCGCCAAGTTTCGCGGTGCGGCTTTTAAAACATCTAAAAAGTGGTCTAGCACAACTACCCGCCACGTTAACAAGTGGCTAGCAGGGAAGGACGCAAGCTTACTGCCTCAGTCTGCTTTTGACCGTGACCTATCCGTTAGACTTCCAGCGGTCTTCTTGAAACCATGATAGCAATTTTAGCTTGGATAACTGTAATGACCGCCCTTTTCGTTGGGGCGGTTATTTACGTTGGTGTTAGCCCGTGGGCTGGGATGGCGGTCATGGTTTTATCTTTTATCATCTTTTATGTTTGGATGGTTTTAACTTATCGGGGTTCAGAATGAAAAAGACAGAAAATATTAATGGAACAAGTTTGCGGGGATCTGTTTCTGCAACGTTCCAGCAATTGATTGACGCTTTTGGCGTCCCTTCTTGCTGGGGTTGTGACCAGACTACAGACGTTGAATGGCACGTTGTTTTTGATGATCTGGTTGTTGCCACTATCTACAATTGGAAAAACGGAAAGTCTTATCTTGGAAGCGAAGGTTTACCAATGTGTGAGATTAAAACTTGGAACGTGGGCGGATTCACTGACCACGCAATAATAAACGTAAGGGAGCAACTACAATGAAACGCAAAACAGTAAGGAAATTATGGCAAGGCAAATTTGTTTCAATTCGTGATTATGAAATTTCCAGCGCCATTAAATTAGGTGGGCTGGTGATAGAATATGCGGGCAAGTACATGGAATTAAGCGTTGAGGATCTTGCATCCATCACGCCTAAAGGTCAGGCGCACCAATCTCAATTTGGTGGCACTTACCAGCTAGCAGATATTACTTGGCAACCGCTTGTCACAGATCCGCGCCAGCCGAAGTTAAAAGGCATAGACCAATGATGCGCTGGTCTGAGCGGGAAAGCGTCACAATCACATTTGACGTTGAGGACGTTTATAAGGTCGCACCTGATTTGCAAGACTTTCAGGCGCGTGAAGTCTTAGCCTACGCACTAAACACCTACAACAAGCGTAGGGGTCTAAATTACAATGTATTATTTAACACGGTAACGGCACTTTATCCGTCTGCCACAATGGAGAAAAAACATGAAGATTAATAAACTTGACCACGAAGCCACAGACAGCACCCCAAAAGGGTCACTTTTAATATCTGATGGCACTACAATTTTCGCAGTAACTAAGCGAACATCTAACAGCGGTAATTTTCGGCACATTGCTTTTTATACAATGATGATTGAAGACAGCAATTTTGAGGAAGGCGATTGCCGCATTACCTCTACCAATATGTCAAAGTGGGTATGCCATATGCTAGGCTTGCCATACAAAGACGAAACTATTGCAGTTGGCGTAAACGGTAATGACGAATTGATTGCGGCTAAAGGTATAGTCGAGCAAATCAAAACGCACTTGGAACTAAAGCGGCTAAACATCCAGCTACTTTAGAACTTACAACACACAAGAAATTGGGGGGCTTTTAGCCTCCTTTTTTTTGGCCTAACAGATCCAGCGTAAACTCTAACAAAGACCTTTGGCTTCCCCACTTGTTCGTAAAGGTAGCAGGGCTGGAATGATAAGCCGCTTCAGAACTACGGTGGTGCATAGGGCAAAGCGGTATCACTTCATAATTGCTAGACCTTAGACCCATCCCCGTCTGTTCTTTAATATGATGCAATTCCGCTGGGGAATCCTCATAGCCCATCTTATAGCAAACAACGCACCCCAATCTGGCTACTGCGTCCATGTGCCTACTTTCAGCGGCGGTTCTTCTTTTAGGCATAACTTTTCCGTTCTACAGTCTGGTTTATCATTTTGGTTTTCCAAGTTTCAAAGTTCAATTCAACAACTTTCTTTTCCCATTGCCATTTTGCTTCATTACCTACAGCAATTGAAAGAGCCGTTATGTGATCTATGTATCTCTGATCTGCCCTAGCCTCACGTTCTTGAGCGGCGGCGGTTTCCATTTTGCCACCTAACAACATTACTTCTTTCATAATGGTTGCTAACAATATCTTGCGCCCGTGTTCGAGCAAGCACATTTGCGCTTTTGCCTTGGCGTATTCTTCACCAATTGTTCTGACTTGGTGCATTTTCATTTCTAAAGCATCATTATCAGTCATTCATTCGCCCCCCTTGTTTACCTTTATTGAATTTATTGCCCTTGGCCTTCTTAATAGCCAAATGTTTTATGAAATTGGTAACTTCAACGCCCACAGGCATAGGGTACACCTGTTTATTGTGCGGGAAGTGTCCAAATTTAGCCTTATAAGTATGATCTGCCCACCCTTTTGCAAACTTTTTAGATATTGCGTAGCTAAGTAACTGTGCATAAAAGTTTGCTTTGTCTTGTGAAGGTGGTTCTCTGTCCTTGCGCTTAACCTCAACCAATCTGCCTTGCTTTATGTTTAAGGCTTCCTCGCCCTTAGTGGGTATGTTGCCGCAATTAGGACACTCAGGGAAACCTCGCATTGGTTTATAAACAGTTTGGCAGTTGCAACAGGTACATGGTTGCTTTTCTATAGGTTCAGGCTCTTTCTTGGGAACAGCTAACTCTTCTGAACTGGTCAATTCCCATTCAGGAGCTTCATCTGGAAAGCCATGCTCGTAAACGCAACCACTATGGTCAATTATAAGCGTATCAACCTTACCAGTAAAAGGACGCAACGCCCTACCTACCATCTGCAAATACATTCCGTAACTTTTAG